AGCGCTAGTAATTATTATGCCTTGTTGAAGGTCATCAGCATTGGGCGATAAAAACACCGTTGATGTTCCCGAAAGGCTTAAAAGCGAACCAGTGCTGCTAGAGCGTAGGGTTCGCGTCAGTGTCGTACCACCGTGAGTGTAAGTTCCAGTGCCAATTTCCCAGTTTGTACTATTCTCAATAACATAACCAACCGTCTGCCCATCAAGCGCAGCAGGGATAGCCTGGAAACCGCTGACCACGGCTCCCAGAGTTACAGTTCCACTTCCAGAAGTTGAAGTTTGGACTTTTACGCGATCAGCAAAAACTGGCATAAGCTTACCCTAATTAGGCGAGAGTTAAGTCAACAGCACCAGAGATGAACTGAAGTGTATCACCGTCTGCAACGGTTTTCTGGGTGCTTATTGAGCCATGCCAGAGCATATTTCCGCTTGAGCTTGCGTCAAATATACCTATGTGCGTGATTGTGCCAAACGTGCCGCCAGAAGCAGTGAAGCTTACAGCCGTGCCGTTTGCAGCCGTTGTGCCATCGTTAGACGTTGTGCCGCCTGTTCCACTAGCTGTGCTAAAGTGGATTTGCTGACGCGAATAGCCGTTTCCAGAACATTCTGTACCACCGCCTGCATCATTAGGAGCGCCCGTAAAGAGCGCCAAGTAGTGATTGCTTGGACGTGTGACAGAACCGCCTGTCATTAAGTAGTTAAGTAGTAAATTTTCTGCGTGATCGCTTAGTGCTGCCATTGGTTTGTTCCTTTCTTAAACCGCATACTCGGAGCGCATAACAAGGGAGCCGCCAAACTTAGCATCGTCGGTATCCCGTTTAATCTCGCTAATTGTGCGAGTAAAAACCTGATCGAATTGCGCTGCTCGCGCATCATCCATCAGATAGACGTAAGCCGCCGCTAGAGAGCCGTACAAGTAGGCATCACCGTGGCGACTAAGTATTGTATTGCTTGCGACACTCGACGAAAGCGCGTCTATGTCATCGCTGTAAATCATCTCAACTTCCATGATGGAGTCAGGTATGGGGCGTAAGCCCACAGACGTACCAATCACCGTATAATAACGGGGTGTGCCTGATGAGGTGCTTGAGATGATGTTGTAGTAATCAAAAGGCGTGGTGTACTCCAAAACCCTAGTCGGATTACTGTTTAACTTTATGGTTTGGATTTTTCGCAAATCCGTGGGCAATTCTATAAACTCAGCGCCAGCCGTTGTTGATGCAATGACGCGCTTAATCTGTGAGCGAGTGTCTAGCTCACGGCCCATACGCTTTTCTGCCATGTCTATAAAGGTAGGGATTTTAGCTAAAATATCAGGGTCACTTGACCGCGCTAGGAAGTCAGCAATAGTAGCTTGAAGCTCTGTATATGTTGATAAGCCCATTAGATTAACTTGCCGCCAGTGGCTTTAAATGCTTTGTTTTCTTCCAGCCATTTCAACCAAGCTTTCGGGTTGTCTTTGGGTTGCCCAAATTTTGCCAAAAGGTCGTAATAAACAACTGTCGAAAACTCACCTATTTTCTGTCTGTGCTTTTGAGTGTCGCCAATCATAGAGCCATAGCGCCATTCGTTTGCTTGATCTTTTGCCAAGTCCAAAACGGGTTGCGTGTTCACTTCAGTTGTGACGTGATCGCCCTCATTGCTGGAATGGTAGTAAGTTTTTTTGCCCGTAATCGGGTCAGAGCTAAGAAGCTTTTTCATGGCAATTCTCCACAAAAAAAGGGCCGCTAAAAAGCAGCCCTTTAAGGTAGTTTTATAGGTTTGGCTTAAGAGCCGTTCAGACCAATAATTGCAGCATGTGCCTTTGGTGCTTTCACGATCAATGTCCACTCGGACACGATTGCGAACTTGGTTGCGTCACCAGTGGCGGCAACATCTGAAACGCTAAACATGCGTCCAGGCAGTGAGCCAAGGCATACATAATCAGTGTCGATCAGATACATTTCGGAATTTGGACACTGACGATCAACCGTCACCGATAGCTCACCAAAATCAGAAAGATAAAGTGACACTGAACCAATGATTGACGCCTCTTTTGGCGCAGTCATTGTGATTTGGTTAGTTGCCACAGAACCGCCCGACAAGCCTGAGAAGTTTTGCTTATTGGCTGGTGACATAAGTAGCATGTTTGGTGTGCCGCCGTCTGTGTATGCCGCAAGCATTGCCGCATCAATTTTAGCCAAAGTCAAAGCCGCTGCCGTGCCAGTTAGGTCAGCCGCATCAGAGCCATCGCCAGATGAAGCAGCCATATCGCTTGGCTTGTCTACATTAGTGATCCAAGAAAGCAACTTAGCTGCTTTGCGTGGGTCAGATGCAGACCGTGCTTCGTTTTTAAACAAAGATTTTTCAATGTCACGGCGTTGCTCAATTCCCTTGAGAACCTTAACCATTGCTGTTTCTTTGTCACGCCCAGCCTTATCCACAACATCTAATGTATTGGATACGGAAGCCGCTTGTACGCTGATCTGGTGATAATTTCCCAAACGAACAGTTGGCGCAGGGTTAGTATAGCTATAATCTGCCCCTTCGTTAGAATGGTTAGTATCTGAGGCGGCAGCTAATTCTTGGACTTGCCATTCATAGAAAATACCCTTGGTAGTCTCCTTTTGGGAGTTAGATACTAGGGGCGTTTCATCGGGATCAATTCTGTATATGACATCTGCAAGTGATTCACGTTCACCAACAGCATTACTGGAAAGATAAGTAGCCATTTTTGGCCCTCCTAAAGATTAACGAGATAAGAGGTAATCAACGGCGTCGTTACGACTGCCTGACTTCCTCAGTTTGTCAAAAGCTTTGCGCTTTTTCTCTGTTGCAGAGCTAGATGCAGGCTTTGGCTGACTGCTCTTAACCATCTTTGGAGCTTTCACGATTTTCTTTTTTGCAATAGGTTTTTGGCCCTGCAAATTCTCAAACTTCATAGCTTTCCTTGCCATATCCACCAAGCGACTGTCCAAAGACATGCTCTTGATAGCTACGTCAGGTAGATTTTTAGATTGTACATATTGCATAATCTCGCGGCCCTCGCGCTCTTGCACGGCTGGATCACGCCACTCAGGGATTAAATCTTTAAGCTTTTCAGCTTCAATAATTCGTGTTTCGTTTTCCACTCTAAGTTGCTCAACACGAACAGCCTCAAGGTTTTTAAGCCTTGCGTTTTCACGCCGTTCAATCTTTGCAGCTTCGATAGGGTCAACATCTTCAAGCTCACTGATTTGCGCTTCAATATTCTGAGGCGCTTGGCTTTCAAGAAAATCAGTTATTTTCTGCAATCTATCCGTGTATTCAACACGGGTTACATCAAAAGACGCTTTATCACGGTCTAACGCTTTACGCGCTTCGGACGCTTCTTGTAGTCTCTTGTCGCCTGTCTTGCCTTTCTGGTACTCAGCAATTAGTTCATCAACTGTTGCCTCGCGTGTTTCTCCATCAAGCTTGACGTTATAAACGTCCACCGTTTCCTCAACTTCTGTCTCGGTTTCAGTGTCGGTTTCTTCCTCAACGTCCTCATATTCAGTCTCAGCTTGGTCCTCTTGGACGGCCTCAACTTCCTCTGTTTCCGTTTCGGTGGCCTCTACTTCAGTGTCGGCACTTGGCTCTTGAACTTCCTCGCTTGCCTCTTGAGGGGCGTCATTCATGTTCAATAGCATATTTACAGCATCATGCTGCGAAAGGCTGGGTTCCTGTGGAATACCAGACATTAAAATCTCCAAAAATTATGGTGTTATCTGTGCAAGCCGTTCATCTGTTCACTAGCCATTTTTCCAGTTTGAACAGCGCTTTCAAAGTGAGCGCGGAACTCGTCCAACGCCTTTATCAAGTAATACGCTTGCTCCCGTTTGTCGGCTTCTGACGCTGAGCTTTGCTCAAACGCTGCAAAGTACGACTTACGGATTTCGTCAAAAGCCTCTTGAACCATTGGCTCACGTAAAATCATGGCGGCTCTCTCGCCGCGCATCTTTTCAGCTTCAAAATCTGTCATGCTCTAGGCAAATTATCCGAAACGCTGCCACCAAACGCCATCTTCTGTTGACGTAGCTGCAATTCGGCCTCTAGCTCAAACTTGCGTAGCTCAAGCTCTGCCATCATTTTCTCACGGTCAAGCGCCAGTTGCGCCTGCATTTGCTCTTTCTTCATAGCAAGCTCAGCTTGGAACTTAGCCATTTCAGCCTGATCGCCCGTGTCCTGACTTTGCTGTTCCATAGACTTTGCAAGCTCTTGGTCGATCTTGTCGCCAGAAGAAAAGAATTGCTCAGTATCCTTAAAGCCAGCCATTTCGGTGATCTTTTTAAGCGTATTCATGTACTGAGAGGGCTTAACAATAGGGTTAATCAGGCCAAGCTGATCCATGATTTGCTCTTGCTTGCCCATAACTTGCATAAGCATGTTAAGCTTTTCATCCTCACGACCAGACCCAAGCCCGACTTCAACGCTTAAATCAAAGCCATTCTGCCAAGCTCTAGGGTCAATGCTAACAAACTCGTTGCGAATCCGCACAACGCGCTCACTATCCTGATGTTTCTGCAATAAATGAAGCACGGCATCTGCTAACTGACGGCAACCCGTTTCAGCAAATACCCTAGCAATCATTTCAATTTTAAGTTGCGCACCTTGGACAGTTGCATTAACAGCGCTTGCCGTTGTGCTTTGTAACGCGCTCGGATCAAGGCCCAAAGACGCTTTAGAAAAACCCGTGCGCTGGTCACGGACCTGATCCACATACTCAAGCATTGAAAACGCAGTATTCCCAATTTGTGGGACCGCCAAAGGTTGCACCATTCCAGGCGAGCGCATTCGTACAATTCCACCAGGACGTGACGAAAGTAAATCATCTAAATTCACCTGACCTTCTACCGCTGAAACACGCGCATTATTGGTTAAATACAAATTGTCTAGCAACTGGCGCAACACAGTTGACTTAATCAACTGCAAATCCTTAACCATATCAGCTACAGAGCGCCCAACCATGCGGTGAGGCATTAAAATAGGCGACAAAATAGCAAACGGCACACGGTCAAACGGCTCATTCTCAAGCACTTCAGACCCGTCACCCAAGCAAAGCACACGGCGCAACTCAGGGATATTATCGCCGTCATAGTCAGCCCGAATATACGCCTCAGTCACCAAAACCTCACGCATAGACGTGTCTGCGCTGTCTGTCATATCGCCAGCTTCAATATCACTAAAGCGAGACTGACGCTCAGCCTCATCGTCTAGCTCATTATCGCCAGCATAGCGCTCTATAACGTCTATGTCGTAGCCAAGCTCTACTAAATCGCCAACACGCATCTGTGTGCGGTGCGCAATAAATGAACATTCCTCCATGGAAGTAGCGCGACGGCTAAATATAAGCTCCTCTGGGGGTATATTGTCGATTTTCACAGAACCAGACATAACCTTGCGCGTAATCTCAACGTCATAACGCACATCAACAGGCATATCAGGGTCAGCCTGCATGCTTTCAGTCATATCCTGAGACACCAACTCAATTGCAGGGTCTTGCAGTAATAACGTTAGCTCATCCTCAGTTAAGCCCTCGTATTGCTCATTCTCAACGCGCTCACTTTCTTGCCAATACGCCTTAACTGCACCTTGAGCAAACAGCAAAGCATCCTTGAACCAGTTATGAATAACGCGAAAGCCCTGATTGCTCTTGTATATCTCAAAATTAACCAAGTCAGTCGCTTGCTGGGCAGCCCCAACGTCCTCTGGACCCCGTGGCTCAAAGCGGCAAAACTCATCAGATGACGCAAACATTTTCATTAAGGACGGCATGATATACTCAATGGTATCGCTGACCTCAGTTGCGACAACTTGTGAACGATCACTAACCTCATTGCCTAGAGGCTCTCCAAGATAATACCGCATAGTCTCCTGACGATTGCCAGAAAACTCGCTTTCGTGGTAATTCACCGCGCCTTGTATTTCGTTTTGTAAAATACTGCGAAAGCGCAGATCATCCATTTTAGCCATTATGCACGACCCGTCTTAGCTTTAGCTTTAAGCTTGCTGTAGCTTTTTTTAGGCTTGGGCTTATCCTTTGCAGGCGCAGACTTGCGGCCTGGATTTGGGTTAGAATAGCTCTTAACAATACGCATATTATGCCTTTTTCTTTGCCGTCTTAGCAGCCTGCCTAAACGCCCTATTCGTGGGCGCACCCTTAGACCCAGCCTTGCGCATCTTCTCGCCAGAGCCAGCCGCTATACGTTTTTTCTTCGCATGAATGTTAGAATAGAGGCCACGCTTTGCCATTAAGCTTTCCTTGATTTACTGCCTGAGCATTTCCATTTGGCCCTGCTTAGGCGCAACGGGCTGTTAGGGTTTTTAGCTGCCTTGGGGTGCTTTTTCATTTGCCCAGCCGACCTAGCGCAATAGCTATCGCCCTTGGCTGTGCCTGGTGAAGTGGTGTAACGCTTATCGCCGTACTTGACGGTTTTCTTGCGGCCCGTCTTAGGGTTTGTTATGACCTTCTTGGATCGCTTGTTGTCAGCCATTAGACAATCCAACTGCTATTGCCGTAGTCCAAATTAGACCGATAGGCATAAGAGGAAACAGCGCCAGAAGCGCGAACAGCTTGGCCTGCAAAAGTCAAAACGAAAGCATCAGCCAAATCTGGCGAGCGTAAGCCCCTGCGTTTCATCTCGTCTTTGCCCTCAGCTTTGAATTTACCAGAGCTAAGAACCTTAAAGCGCAAAGATGTAAGCTCATGTATCAATTCTTCTTGCTCTGGTATCTTGCAATCCTTGGCTTCAAACCATTCACGACAACTAAACCAAAGCTCATCACGCAAGCGCTGATAACGTCCAGCCAAGGACGGACTTTCAGCAACATTCACGCCACGCGCAGGCATTCCAAGCTCAATCAGACGATCAACCGCGCCAGCGCCAATACCAATCACGTCACAGCAAATCTCGCTAGGGCGGTCCATAAAGGGCGTGGCCTCATATTCAGACAATACAAGCCCGACAGTCTCCATAAGGTCTTTGCCCTGCCAAGACTTGATAGGCTCCAACAAAACATTGCCCTGACGCTTGCATAGCGCTGTGCGATCACTT